AACGTAGTTGATCCAGAACCTCACTTCGACATTCCGATTGAAGAAGATTGGGCAAAGTATGAGTACGAAATGCCAAACGGCGAAGTTATTGAGGGTAGATTAGCGATTAAAGGCACGATTGACCTTGTGACTAAAATAGACGATGACACAATAGAAGTCATCGACTGGAAGACGGGACGTAGACTGGACTGGGCAACGGGACAAGAAAAAGACTACAAAAAACTTACGACAGATGCCCAACTACTGCTATATAATTATGCGATATCTAAACTTTACCCAGATTACAAACAGGCAATTATGACTATCTTTTTTGTTAAGGATGGTGGTCCGTTTAGCATGTGTTTTGATAAAGAAGATCAAGATAAATTTCTTGGTATGTTCCACCACATCTTACTGGATATCCTCTGTTTGAAGTAGCAGCGTCACCATTTTGTCCGTGACCACCATAACCCCAATGGTAAACTTCTCCATTGTTGAATAGTGCCATACCACTTTCATATCCAGAAATTAATTGTATTGCCTTTGGTACTTCTCCATCAGGAGTTGTATGAATACCAGAACCACCATTGTCTCCACTTCTGTACCAGTCTAGGAATGGGAATACCATACCAACACCAGTTAGAATTGAACCTTGGTTTAATCCGTTTTGTCCATTTGAGTTTGAACCCCAAGAAGTTATTGAACCTCTACCATTAATGAAACAAGGCCAGTTGTAACATTGTGATTGTTGGAATTGACCAGGTAATCTGTAATACTTGTTGTCATCTCCAATTGGACCTTCTTCATTTGATAAAGCCATACATTCTAATCTGTTACCAGAAAATTTGTTTTGATATCCTCTTGCCTTCTTTTGAGTTGAAACAACATCAAAAGTTACATTCGCAGAAGAATAGAATACTTGACCATCTACTCTTAATTGGTCAGAAGCGGCATTGTTTTCACCACCTAATGTTTCAGCATTGTCATCATNGCCCCAACGAGACCTTTGATATCCTTTTTTCTCATCTTTCGCAAGAGTTAAATTAACTAGACCCCAAGTACCAATTGAGTTAATTGTCATTGATACATCTGGAGCACCTCCACTACCGAATAGTGAATCCCCGAAAGTTAATACTTCGTTAACAGCATATCCAAGACCACCTTGTTGACCACCTAATGATTTAGGAGTAATTGTTGCAGTAACATTACCTTCTTGGTCTACTTCAAAGTCCCAATATGAGTTAGAACCAGCACCAGAAGTAGAAGTGTGAGTTACATTTAAGTATCTACCTTTCTTTCTCTTGTAATGGCCTTTAGTTGTAATTGTAAAAGTTTTTGCAGATTGGTAACCATCAATAGTTACATCAAACATAGGTGGATTACATCCGCCTGTTCTTCCTGCGCCAGAGTTTTCAGCGTCAGCAGTTACATTGACACAATTTACAAATTTATAAGTTCCTGCCTGTCTACTAGGTGAAGCGGCAGATACATTGTTAATTGCAGTAACAGCACCACTATCAGTTATAATTTCATCATCAAAAGTATCTTCTTCTGAAACTCTTTCCCAATATTTGTTAGCGGCAGTATCTTTTTCTTGTTCCCAAGGTAAGTATTTGTCTGTACCATCTGTAGTATGTTGTTTAATACAGATATAAGTTGCTCTTACTCTGTTAATTTGGTCACCAGAGTACTGGTTATTTGTAGAGAAGTCATTATCTAATGATACATTTACTCTTACAATATCATTTGGATAATATGTGTTGTATGAACCACTTGCATTTGTATTGTCGTGATTACCTCTCCACTTAAACGATTGTCTAATTGATTTCCAAGTATTTTGTTTGGCAACAACTATTTTTGGTCCCCAACTAGCAGATGGATTATCATATGAAAACATATAAATTTCATCTGGTGTATCGTTTGTAAATTCTATTCTTATTTCTCTTGAAGTTGCGTTGTTGAAACTTGAAGTATTAAAATATTCTCCAGTTGTAGTTCCAGCACCAACTGACTTTCCGTCTAGGAAGTAAGTTACATCTTCGTGTAATACATTATTCTCTTTAGAAGAAGAAGTTGTGGCAAAGGCAACTTTATTGTCATCAAAATCATTTCCGTCTTGGTAAAGTACTAATGTATCTCCAACCTTAAATTGTTTCTCGGCAGCAGGCCAAGCAGCCTCAGCGTCCCACCTGTATGCGTCACCGCCAGTAGAAGCAGAAGTTTCTTTAGTTAATCTTATATAGTGTCTTTCGTTGTCTAATGGAGAAGTTCCTGTAACCGATGAATTCTTAACACAAATATAATCTGTGTTATTGTACATAACGACATCATCTTTAAAATATGTCTTTGTACTTGAATATTCACCTTGATAGTTAAAAAACAGGTTTCCAATTCTAGTTTTTGTTGTTGCCATTTTTTTATCTTCCTAATTTACTATTATTTATGTTGTTTCTATTACCAAGTCCCCAGCCTTATCAATGTTTATTTGCATTGAGCCGTTGATAATTTCAAAGCCTTCAGCGGAATCTGTCCCGTCAAAGAAAGCACTTTCTTTTTGTATTAATTCACTTGCGTTAGTAATTACTCTTCTCTTTAATGATAAATCTACATCATCAATAGATAAAGTCTGTAAAGTTGGAGTACCTTGTGCGTCAACATATGATTTATTAACTATATCGTTGGCCGCAGTAGGAGTTATTCCAATTTGCGTTTGAGCGCCAAAAGTAACAATACCGTTATTTTGTGTACCAATTGATAAGTTTACATCTGTTCCACTTACTCCAGTTGTAGACATTGCAGTTCCAGTAATTGTTACTGAACCAGCAGTTAATGAGTTAACTGACAAGTCATTTTGACCACCACCAAGTTGACCATCAACATATGTCTTAATTGCCCTTTCAGTTACAAGAGCGGTATCAGAGTTATCTGCCAATGTACCATCTGTACTGAATTCATTAATCGTTGCACCAAAATTACCTTGAGCATTTGAACCCAATGATAATTCTTGTAGACCAGAAAGGTCAAATGCCTCGGCGTTCAATGTCGCCTTACCAGTTGCCTGTTCTACTTTAAATAAGTTACCAACTCTAAAGTTACCATCTTGGTCAGTAGATGAGTAGAATACTCTTCCTCTATCTGCCTCAAAGACTTCATCGTTAGGGTCAGCAGCCTGTGTTGGTGTGTTAGGATAATTTGTTGTTGAGAAACCACCTGTACCAACTGATAAGAAATCGTGACCAGTCAATCTAATGTTTGAGTAGTTACTTCTTAAAGTTGCAGTTTCAGAGTGTGTAGGTTTATTAGAAGTTGTAAATTTAGGGTTAACTCTAACAAGACCAGCACCACTTGAATAACCTGTTACTGATACAACATAGTAAGCCTGTCCAGTTATTCCAGCAAACTCAACTATGTCACCACCTGTAGGTGATTTAGATAATCCAGTTAATCTGACAAACGCAGTTCCAGCACTTGATATTTCAGCATAACCATCACCAGTTATCGTTGCAGTAGTTGTTTCTGTTTTATATCCAGAACCAGCACTTGATACCGTTGTTTGTGAGATAACACCATTACCAATATATGAAGTTGCAGTAGCAACCGTACTTGCGTTAGGGTCAGTAATTGTTACGGTTGGTGCAGAAGAATATCCTGCCCCACCATCTAATATAAGAATTTTTGAAACTTGTTGATTTTCTACAACTGCTCTTGCGAGTGCGTCTCTTGTAGGAGAACCACCACCAGATAATGTTACTCTAGGTTCAATTTCATAACCTGAAGTTGTATCAAAAGAAGAAGCGGCAGATAAACCAGAGTTTACGAATACATCAAATCCAGCAGTACCGTTTTCTTTTTGTATCGTACAAGTTTTTGTTGAAGCAACATAGTCTGCGATAACACCTGTGTTACCATAACCTGTTCCAGTATAAACCGTAATTCTCATTCCGTTATAGAAATCGTCTGGTTGTGTATCAGAAGCGGCAAGTTTAATTGTACTTGCAGTTCCAGATTGTGCAAATCCTGTTGTAGTAAAGTGAGTAGCACCATTTGTTGCCATTTCAATATACTTAACAGCACCGTTTGCAATATTAGCAGTAGCGCCACCAGAGGCACCAGAACCTGCAAGTGAGATTGTAGCAGAAGAATAACTTTCTCCAGCGTATTGTAATTCTAATCTACCAATACCTGAACCAGATACTAATACTCTTCCAACTTGAGCCTCATTATTTCTTAAATCAACATTACCAGTATATGGAGTTTCGTTTGCGTCAATACCAGCGGCAGTTGAACCATACTCTCCATATGAGTTGTTTGAATTTAGTGAACGAATAACACCACCACTATCTGCAAGATATCCGTGGTGTGCGTAATATGTGAATACTGATACTAATTCTGATTTTGCGTTTGCAAGTACCCATACACCTACTCCACCAGAAGTAATTTGTGTAAAGTCATTTGCAAGTATAGAACGGTTACCAGNGTTNTGTAAAGCACCATCAATCTTAATACCTACTGAACCTGTTCCAAAGTGTGAGCAGTTTTGAATGAATGGTGATTTAGTTGTAATATGAGTTGAAGTATCTGCAACACCAGTTCCTGGGTCTAATGCAAATACAACACCACTTCTAGTAGCACCGTCAGTAGTAGTAGGTCTTGCGACACCGTTTGCGTCAGCAGTAGTCATAGTTCCTAACATACCACTAAATGTAAATCCAGCGAATGTAGTACCATTTCTAACTCTGAACATATCTGCTCTTGCGTTAGGTGTGTTAGTTAATCCAGTAGCAGTTGAGTTACCAGAGGCAGGTACTACTCTAGTACTTCTTAAGCCATCTCCGATAACCTGTGTATTTGCACCAACCACGATAGGTAGTGCCTCTGAATATTCTCCAGTTTTTACATATAAAGTTTTGTTTGTTGAAGCGGAAACATTTGTATTCATCCAATTTAATGCGTAAGCAATTGTTAACCAAGGTTTGTCTAATGAAGTTCCTCTTCCTGTATCAGAAGAAGGGTCATTATCTGCACCGTGTTTAGCAACATAGTAAACATTTGCTGATGTTCCTGGAACTGCCCAAGAAATATCAGTACCATCTGATACTAAAGTTGAACCAGTTGTTCCAATACCTAATCTAATATTTTGTGTAGCGTTTCTAGTTAATAGGTCACCTCTTGTAGTAGTTACATAGTTACTATCACCTTCTGCAAGTAAATTCCAATATACTCCACCACTATCATTATCTGGTCTGTTTGCAGTTGCAGCCGTATGAGCAGAAACAGCAATATAAGAAGATGAACCATATACAACACCATCGCCAGGTGCATATTCAGTTGTACTTGCCCAAGTGTTTCTCCAAGTTAAACCTTCATTTAGTTTATCCCAAGTTGCAGTTGTTGTTGGTACAATACCAGTTGCGTCTGTTTTTGCAACATATGTATGACCACCATATCTAACTACATCACCAGTTTTGTATGCAGTACCACCAGCATATGTTCCAACCATTTTGAAACCAGTTGTTAAAACTTTCCAATATGTGGCGTTGTTGTAAGGTGTTTGACCTGTTGATTGTTGTTCGGCAAGATAATTATATCCACCATATGTAACAATGTCTCCAGCCTGATAGGCAGTAGCAGAGTTATAAGAATCCTCAAACTCTAGTCCAGAAACAAATACATTAAATTTTGAAGTATCTATAGTAGAAGCACTTGTATGTTCTACGGTACAGATATAAACATTGGCACCATATTTTGCAAGGTCATTGACTTTATATGCTGTGGCAGCCGCATATGTACCAGTCCAATTAAACCCTGGAACGAATGATGTCCATTTTGAATTGTCGTCATATAAATCTGATTGTGAAGTGTGAGCAGTATTACAAACATATGTTGAACCACCCCATTGGACTACATCGTCTACTTTGTAAACGGTAGTTGCCGCCCAAGCACCTTTCCATTCTTGCCCTGCCGCCATCTTTTTCCATTTGACTGACGCCAAGTCTGTTGCAAAAGTTCCACCTGTGTGGTTAACCATTGCGACAAAAGTATTACCACCGTGTCGGACTACATCGTCTTTAATATAGACGGTTGTTGTTGCCCAATCCCCTTTGAAGTGGAATTTAAGTCTTCCTAAAATAAAATCTGCCATTTTTATCTCTCTCTTTTAATTCTTTGTTTTACAAGTACCTGTTAATATTGCTGTCGGTGTAATAACTTCCACCACTTGGTGTCCAGTTACTACCAGTTGTACTAGTAGCATTTTCACCAGTTGCGTATGTATAATCGTTTTGGTATCTAGCGACTAACATACCATCATCATTTAAAAAATAGAACAATTTTAAACTATCAAATCTGGATTGTTGATACTTTCTAAATTGTGCATTGGTTTGATAGTGAACATCTGTTCCTTCATTATGGTCACTTTGTAATGAGTTTTGGTCAGTTGAACCATCACTTGCCTTACCTAATGCCATACCTTCAAAACCATTAAAACCAAAACCTTCACCACTATTAACTTCAACACTATCATTACTATCTAATTTTACCTTTGTGTAAACTAATAGTCCATTTACATCACGGTTAAGGGCGTGCATAGCAAACTCGTTACTAATTTGAGCACCTGAAGCGTCTACGGCAACTGCCTGGGATGCTCCTGTTGGTAATGCTAATGCCATTTTTTAATCCTCTTTGTTATATTTATACTATTTTTAATCTTATGTATTCTCTAATACCGAAATAAATGTATCGGTGTTTGTAATACTTGAAACTACTCTAATTTTGTCGTTTGCCTCTAAATTTACAGGTTTATCTAATATAAAAGTATTGTTTTGTGGGACTTTAATTCCTGATAACAAACTTCTATAAGTTGTGCCACCGTCTATTGTAACTTTTACATCTATATCTGCTTCTTGCGAAGCATTTGTGTTTGAAATGTAAACAGCGTGAAGAACGGCAGTACCATTTGACGGTGCAGTATATACATCTGCTGTTGCGTCATCTGTAGTAGGATTTGCCTGTCCTGCATTTTTAAAAGCACTTGCCATTTAATCTATCCTCCAAATACAACAGCAAAGGCAAGAATATCTCCTGTCAATGCAAGTGTACCACTTGAATTTGGTAGTTTAACCGTTCTATCACCAGTCGGGTCTTCTACCGTTAAAGTTGTTTCAAAGGCGTCTGGTGTAGCACCTTCAAAAATTATGTTTGCGTTATTCATTGTCAAGTCTGTAGTTGCAACAGCACCAGCCTGTAGGACTGATTGTATGTTTACAGCACTTGCACCACCAACTTCTTTAATTGTTGATGAATTTGATTTTGTATAAAACTTACCATCTGCAACATTCATTGCCAACTCACCGGCAATCAAATCACTTGCTTGTGGAATTGCTAGTGCTGTGTTACTTCTTTTTGGTAATATTTGTACAGCCATTACTTATGTTTCTTTATCTGTTTGATTATTTTTGCTTTAGTTAATCTTCTATCAACTTCAATGCCGATTTTACGACCAAAAGTTTCTAATTCTTTTTTAGTTTTTTTCTCTAAATTTT